ATTTTAGCAAGTGGGCCAAGAAACAAGCTGAAGCAAATGTAATCGAAGTTCAGGCTGGCACTAGATTGCTACGAATTACCACTACTGGTAAAAACCAAGCAGTCTATCACGGTTTCGCATTGCCACTTAATACCTCAACCTTTAAAAAGGGAGAGAAGCTCAGCTATCGCATGGAAGTATGGGTGGATGTCTTACCAGATGGACCTCTAGGAATTGAGCTATGGGCTTCTGACGGTGGACTTGCATCTGATAGAGTCTATCTCACAAAAACAGGAACTCAAATCATCACAGGTACGATGACGGTCCAGAAATCATCGACTAAAACAAGAGAATTCCCTCTCGAAATTTGGTTAATGAAAAACGGGCAAGTTGCCATCGGTCAGGTATCGCTTATTAGAGGTGACAAACCTCCTAAACGCTTCAGTGATAACACATCTACACAGGATGTTGTTACACAAACTCAAGTATCACAGCTACGTGACTCGTACGCTATCCAAACCCTTACTGGACCTGGAGCGATATCTTCTCAAATCAATCTGAATAGCAATAACATTCTGATTGAAGCTGCTAAAATTCGTCTAAAAGGTAGAACACTTCTAGATGAAATCACAGCTATCGATGGTTACTTTAAGCGTTTATTCGTAGGAGATGCCAGAGTAGGTACGTTGAATGCGGATATTATTCGCTCGAATTCGATTTCAGCAGACAAATTGATTTTCGACACAGCACTAGCGAAAAAGCTTGTGTCCAGCGATGTGTTTACGGACACTTTAGCTGCTAAAACAGCCTTTATCAACAAGTTGAGGTCAGTAGTAGTATCTGCTACCCTGCTTGAAGGATATAAAGGTAGGATTGGCGGTTTCCAAATCGGTACTCACGACAAAGACCCAAATAGTTATTGGTTAACTGGTCAAAATCAATTTAAAGTTGGCATGGGAAGCGGTAATGGTCGTTGGGGCCAAACAGCTCTTTGGGTTAACTGGGGGAATGATTGGGGGCAACCTGGTGACACAGCATGGTATGTCAAAAACAACGGAGAGATGTATTGCTACAATCAAGCTCATTTTTGGAATACACCTATTATTCACGGGAACTTGAAAGTCAGCGGAAATATTTATTATATAACGGACGATAACACGAAAGAAGGTGGCTATTGGATATACTCGCCATCATTTAAACGCATTCAAGAAAGCTCAGGATATATCTACCTGTACCGTTTTGACAATTCGTACTCATGGATACCCGTTAATAAAGAAATCTCTGACAGACGATATAAACATAACATTGAAGATAGTAAGGTGTCTGCTCTGGAAGTTATCAACCGTCTGAAAACTTACTCTTATCGTAAGGAATACGACGGGAAAATCGAGGATATTTCGTGTGGTATCATGGCGCAAGATGTACAGAAGTACGCTCCTGAAGCATTTTTGGAAAATCCAGATGGCGCTTATTCATATAGCAGTTTCGTACTCGTACCTTATTTAATTAAGGCTATTCAAGAACTCAATCAGAAATTGGAGAAAGTAAATGAAGGAAGAAATTAATCAATTAATCATCCAAAACTTAAGTGATGATATCGGACTAAAAGCAAGCGATGCAGCAACTTACAAGGCGCTGTATGAAATCACTCAAAAACAACTCAAGGAAATTTTAAACATCATTGATTCGAATGAAGAACTTAAAGCAAAACTTGAAGAAGTGAGAGGAGAAATGACAAATGGCAATCAATAACTACGAACTAGCAAGCAAGCCTTATACACGAGGGTTTGGCGACAATATCAAGACAGTGGTTGAAATCCGTCTGTCAGAAGGCAATCGGTACAGTGCGAACATGCGTGAGCTAACAGGAGACCGGACAAATGAACCGGAAGATGTCTTGATTCAAGATGTGCTGGACATCCTAAAATCCGAGCTAGATCCAGGAAGCGCCATCGTCAAAACACAGGCGCAACTTGAACAGGCCAATCAGAGGTTTGCGCAAAACGAGAGTGAACAGAACAAGCTTGCAGCTCTTATTAAGCAGACTGAAGAGAATTCGAAGGTGAATCAGAAGGTCATTCATGTTCTTGTCTTGAACTCTGTCATGAGCAAGAATATCGAGTACGGCACGACTTATAAAGAATTGGTTGAGTTGATTCCACTAGCTGAAGTTGGTAAGACCTACTTACCACATGACCTAATTACCATTGAAGACCCTGAGCATGTAGAGGTTAACGGCGAAGGGAAACGCATCTTGGTTCAGCTTAATAAGGAATTTACTTATAATGGTGAACCTGTCAGCGCGTTTGTGACAAATGGTACCCTGGAACAAAACGGAACGGGTGTCGCTTGGAAATTTGAAGGGAAGGAATAGGAGAAATAAATGAAAATTGAATTGTTTAACTTTTTTAGAAGTCTAATCCAAACAGAAGATGGCTTGGTTTTGTACGCTCTTAGCCTAATTGTCATTATGGAAATTGTTGATTTTGCATCAGGGACATTTGCAGCAATTGCAAATCCAGAAATTGAATACAAGAGTAAGATTGGTATTAACGGCTTGATTCGAAAGGTTCTAGGTGTTCTCTTGTTGATGGTATTGATTCCGATGTCTGTCTTGTTGCCTGAAAAAACAGGTTTCGCATTCTTGTACTCGATCTATCTCGGATATTTGCTTTTTACTTTCCAATCGCTCATTGAAAATTACCGTAAGTTGAAAGGTAATGTGACAATCTTCCAGCCTATCATTAAGGCATTTGAGCGATTGGCTGGTGACAAAAACGACAAGAACGACAATAACGAAGGAGAACAATAATGGATATTGACACAAGCAGATACAGAGAAGGACTTCCACAAATTGGATACGCTCCATACCGTCAAATTCACGCTCATTCGACAGGTAATAAGAACTCAACTGCCCAAAATGAAGCAGACTACCATATGCGCAGACCTGTTGAATCAGGCTTTTTCTCACATGTTGTGGGAAATGGTCGAGTGATGCAAGTCGGACCAGTGAACAACGGTGCTTATGACGTTGGAGGTGGCTGGAATTATGAAACCTATGCAGCAGTCGAGCTGATTGAAAGTCATTCAACCAAAGAAGAGTTTATGGAAGATTATCGTCTGTATATCGAATTACTTCGCAATCTAGCAGATGAAGCAGGTCTTCCAAAAACATTGGATTCGGACGCATTGGAAGGCATTAAGTCGCATGAATACTGTACTAACAATCAACCTAATAATTATAGCGACCACGTTGATCCATACCCTTACTTAGCAAGCTGGGGTATTAGTCGCATTCAATTCAAGCACGATATCGAAAACGGATTGGCCGTTGAAAAAGGCTGGAAAGAAAATTCTACTGGTTGGTGGTATGTACATTCAGATGGCTCTTATCCAAAAGAGAAATTTGAAAAGATTGACGGAACCTGGTATTATTTTGACGGCTCTGGCTATATGATCAAAGATAAGTGGAAGAAACATTCAGACGGCAAATGGTACTATTTAGACCCTTCAGGAGCCATGGCTACTGGATGGAAGAAAATCGGTGGCAAATGGTATTACTTCGATAGTGAAGGAGCCATGAAGACTGGATGGGTTAAGTATAAGGATGTATGGTACTATCTCGATGCTAAAAACGGTGACATGGTATCTAACGCATTCGTACAATCAGCAGACGGCAAAGGTTGGTATTACCTTAAACCAGATGGTTCACTTGCTGACAAGCCTGAATTCGTGGTTGAGCCAGAAGGGCTCATCACCACAAAATAAAACATAGAAAGGTTTTTAAAATTTAATTACACTAAAACCGCTGGCGTTTGCTGGCGGTTTTTTTGTTTGTTCAAAATAAAAAAGCAGCGACCGAAATCACTGCTTATCAGCTGTAGCAAATTCATAGAGCTTTTCTGCTGTTAGAAGGGCCATTTTGTCCATGCTTGTTTTTCCTTTTCTAAGGTCAGAAACAGTAGTCCACGGGACTCCAGCGCCTTGCGAAATAGCAGATGTAGACATCGAACTGTCTAATAATTCTTGAATAATTTTTCTCATACTTATTTGTCCTTTTTATTTTTTAGATAAATATATACATTGACTGCAATTATAAAAATAGCTATTGCACTAACCATTGCTTTTCCTCTTTTCATTTGATAAAATAGAGGTGTGAGGGGCTTTCGCCCCCACCTCTTAGCGTTTACCTTTTTCTTTTGCGGGATTCGGGTTTACGCTTTTTGTTTTGCCTTGCGACCGTTATAGCAGTCACCAGACTTGCGATAGCTGTTACTGTTTCAGGGATATTGTCTATCGCCTTCTCAAGTAACCTAAGCCAATCTTCTTTGTTCAACTTCCTCACCTCCTTTCCTTATCTTGATTATATTATATCACGGTACACCGAGAAAGTCAAGCATTTTGATGAAGTTTTTTTAAATTTTTTCAAAAAAATAGACCTTATCCAGAGGTCAGGGAGTTGGAGGGACACCCTCCAATGTAAACTATTAGAACTAAATTGCAGCCTTCTCAACTATACGGGCAAAGGTGAGTATGAAAATGAATACGAAGATGAATACGATTTAAAAAAATGACGAAAATCAACGGAAATGATTTTAAATAAAAATAAGCAAAAACTCAATTATTGATAAGCAACAGAAAGCATTGAAAAACATTTGTCACTTATACCATAGTTCGTGACAGTTCCTGTTTTTTTTGATAGAATCATACAGTATGCCACTGGGCGCAAAGTAAGAACTGGGACTGTCTTTCCCAGCTTCGGAGGTAAAAAATGTCAGATTCGCCAATCAAATATCGATTGATTAAAAAAGAAAAACACACAGGAGCTCGTTTGGGTGAGATTATCACACCCCATGGCACCTTCCCAACGCCAATGTTTATGCCAGTAGGGACTCAGGCAACGGTCAAGACTCAGTCGCCAGAAGAATTGAAAGAGATGGGTTCAGGGATTATCCTATCCAACACCTATCACTTGTGGCTTCGCCCTGGGGACGAACTCATTGCCCGTGCTGGAGGTCTTCACAAGTTTATGAATTGGGACCAACCAATCTTGACAGATAGCGGTGGTTTTCAAGTGTATTCCCTAGCGGATAGCCGTAATATTACAGAAGAAGGGGTAACCTTCAAGAACCACCTCAACGGTTCTAAAATGTTTCTATCACCTGAAAAAGCTATTTCTATCCAGAACAATCTAGGCTCAGACATTATGATGTCTTTCGATGAGTGTCCGCAGTTCTATCAACCTTATGACTATGTGAAAAAATCCATTGAACGTACTAGCCGTTGGGCAGAGCGTGGTTTAAAGGCTCACCGTCGTCCGCATGACCAAGGTTTATTTGGGATTGTGCAGGGGGCAGGATTTGAAGACCTTCGCCGCCAATCAGCTCATGACCTTGTTGGTATGGACTTCCCAGGATATTCAATCGGTGGTTTGGCAGTAGGTGAAACTCATGAAGAAATGAACGCAGTTTTGGACTTTACCACTCAACTCCTTCCTGAAAACAAACCTCGCTACTTGATGGGAGTAGGAGCACCAGATAGCTTGATTGATGGCGTCATCCGTGGTGTTGATATGTTTGACTGTGTTTTACCGACTCGTATCGCTCGTAACGGGACTTGTATGACCAGTCAAGGTCGTTTGGTAGTCAAGAATGCTCAGTTTGCGGAGGACTTTACACCACTTGATCCAGAGTGTGATTGCTACACATGTAAGAACTATACTCGTGCTTACCTTCGCCACTTGCTCAAGGCTGACGAAACCTTCGGTATTCGCTTGACAAGTTACCATAATCTCTACTTCTTGCTCAATCTGATGAAGCAGGTTCGTCAGGCTATCATGGATGACAATCTCTTGGAATTTCGTGAATATTTTGTTGAAAAATATGGTTATAACAAATCAGGACGCAATTTCTAAATGTAGCTTGCTATCCACTCAAAATCCTAAGGTTTATCTTAGGATTTTTCTGTTTTTTTTGATAAAATAAAGGTACTATGAATGAAAGTTAGATGGCTTTTTTGCCAATCTAACGAATGGAGAATATACTCGTATGCGTATTAAATGGTTTTCCTTGATTAGGATTACAGGTTTGCTTTTGGTACTCTTGTATCATTTCTTTCAGACG